TCCGCTTTACTCTTATTAACTGCCATAATTTTGTTTTTTAATTTAATCCTGTAGCATTAAAACCACTTGTAAAGCCGCTCCCTTGTAGCGGCGTTGTTATGTCTTTTGTTCCTGGCTTTAAACTTTCACTTATATAAAAATTCGTTATATTATTGCCTTTTTGCTTTGTGTATTTTACAACCGTTCCCGCTGGTATGTTTTTAACTACGTAACCTAAATCGGGGTTATCAGTAAGCAATTTAACTATATTACTCGTATTTCCATAAAGTAAGTTGCTTAAATCGAATATATTTTGGCCCTCAATTGTTTTGTACTCTTCCATTTTTATTTTATTATACGCTCCCCAGTAACAAAAATTTGTTTATTCTTAATTGTTATTTTTTGCGCTTTGTAGCCGTCGGCTTTTAGTGTTATTTGTATACGGCTTTTTAACTCTTGTAAATTTCCCGAGCTGCTAATGTATTTCTGTGCCCCTACGCCTAAAGTTGGGCGCTCCTTATACCAACCAACAAAACTATAAATTAAGTCTTTAACGTGCTGTGTGTCGCTGTCAGCCGCCAAAAAGTCCCCCGTGTTTGGATTAATAAAAAGCTCGTCAATTCCTGAGGATAAAGCCGTTAATTTTATATCTTTTACATTAGCCATGTTTTACTTTTTCGTTTTCCATATTAGTAAAATTTTCTTTGTCAATAATCAAAGCCAAAGCCGCTTTTATTGACGTTTGCAAGGCCGCCCCGCCGTCTGCGGCTACAGGTACGCCCCCGTTAATAGCGCTTATTATGTCGTCAACTCGTGCCGTAAGCTTTGCCAGCTCGCTTTTTAGATCCTCAATTTTTATAAGCCCCCCAAGGTCGCCCCCTCTTATTTCTACGCTTTCAACTTCTGAGTATAGCGAAATAAAAGCCGTGTTACGACTCAAAAAGGTAGCAATTACCGCCGAGCCAATAACGGGGGTAATTAATAAAGGGCTTTCACTTGCCCCAGCTATAAGGCGAACCGCTAATAANTTNGGNTCNCCATTCAAAGGCTCAAGCTCNGCGAGGTTGTCCGAGTCAATAGAAACCACTTTACAAGGCAAAGAATAAACTTCCTCGCTATTTGCCGCAAGTTGTTTAATAAGGTCGCCTATATTTTGCGTATTCATGCGCTTAGTGGTTTTTGTATAAAGTTGCCGTTTTCGTCCTCCTCCAAATTATAAACTTTTTGTTTTATATATATTCTTTGCCGCCCCCCTGTATTATATCCGAAACGAGTTAAAACCCTGGTTACTAAGTAAGCGCCCGACTGCTCGGGAATAGTTCTATTTATTAGTTCCACTATGTCGCCATGGTTTACCAAAGGGCTTACAAAAGTCGTAAAATTCCCCTCGTAACCCGAGTATTTTAATTCGTCTTTTAGCCTGTCCGCTGTGTTTTGTAAGTCGGTTAAACTATAATTATTAAAATAAAGCGTTCTTGTTTCCCCGTCCTCGTCCCCAGCCGTGGCCTCTAAGGTGTTATTTTTATTATCTATACTCTTACAAATAACTTTAATTTTCCTTTCGCTCTCGTCTATAAATTTAAGGCTGTCGCCATTTATTAAACTAGGTGTGTTAAACTCAAAGCGGTTAACACTTTGTAAACTCGGGTTTACACTGAGGCCCACGTATAAAACGCCATCACGAAAAAAGCTAAAAATTCCGTGTTTTGTCCTTAGCTCATCAAGTACCGCCGCCGTGCTTGCGTTTTTAATTCTAAACTGTCCCAAATTTTGCTCGGCTGTCACTTGGTAGCTTACGCCCTCAGGAATAATTTTTTTTAATAACTCGCTTAATTTAGGGTTGTCTAAACTTAGATTTAATCTATTCTTTTTTAGGCTGTAAACTTGGTCTTCCACTTCAAAAAGTATAGGAAACTTTGTTTTTACACTCTTTATAAACCCCGTAAAAAACTTAGTAATATTTGCATTATAACCTACGGAAACCTCCACGGCGTCGCCAGCTTTAAAAAGTGCGTTTGTCCCCCGTGTTATGTTTGGCACGTCCTGGCCGTCTTGGTTTACGTATCTAATTCGCTTTGGAATTATAATTTTTCCCGAGTCTAAAAGGTTGTCATAGCTCGAATCAATTGTTACCTCGTGGCAAAAAGTAAAAACTTGCGTGTTTAATTTTATTTCGCTATCGAGTCGTAACATTAATCTATTTCGTTAATTGTTAATTGTATAGGATCGTCGGAAAGTGCTTTAATTTCAAAAAGTTGTACGTTTTCTGTGCCCTCAATTTGTGGGAAATTTACGCTTTGTATAGTTAAAAATTGGATATTAAAATTATCATTTAAAAACCTTGAAAAAATTTTTACTGAGTCGGGAACCTCGCAAAATTCCACGAGCTGCAAAACTTGGTCTTCGGGGTATCTTTGCCCGCTTTCGTCTACAAGTGCGCCCCTTATTGTAATATCATAATCATTTTGTGAAATGTATTCTTTAACTGAGCCGTTTACGCCTTGTATGTTGGTTGTAATAATTTGTTTAGTAATTGAAACATCACATAAAACCGTGTTAATCTCGAATAAATCTTCGCTCCCGTAAGGTATATCATTATTTTTTTTGTCTACATATGAACCGCCCTTAAATGCTATATTCATAAATACGGGCGTACCTAAATAAGAAACCCCTACGGGTGCCTTTTCGTCTGCCTCTTGGCCCTCTATTTCGCCATAGTCGGGCGTCCTGCCATTTGATCCAGTGCCTCCAATGTCGTAAAGCCTAGTTTTTAAAGCTTGTAAACCGAAACCCTTTAAAATTAAAGAGGGCTTAACCTTTGGAAAATCTTTTGCCAAGTCCCTGGGAAAATCTATTAATCCAACTTTATATTCGCTTTTTGCCATTATATACCCGCTATATTGTTAACATTATTAACCGCACTAAATAAAGCCTGGGCCACTTGATCCTTAATTTTTCCCGTCAGGTCTTCCACGTCTGTGGCTGTGATATTCATATTTTCAATAAGCTTTCCAATGTCTATATTTATGTGGGTAGGGCGCCCGCTTTTTATGCCGTCCACGCTTGTAGTGCTTTTTTTCGTTGGCGTTCCGCTGCCAGCCATTCCTGAGGCTGCCGCTGGTTTTTTCGCAAAATTATACTTTTCAAAAGCGGTCGCAAAGTGGCCCCCCGTCATAGTGTCGGCCCCAGTTTTACCGCCAGGCGTTCCAAAAAGTTTACTTGCCAAAGTTCCGAGGCTTAAGTCTTGGCTCATTGTTTCGCTAAAAGCATTTGCCGCCGCTTTCCCCGCTCCTTTCATTCGTCCGTAGCCTTTGGCTATCATATCAGAGTCAAGCGTAAAAGCGCCCTGCAAAATGTCTTTTAAGCCCATGGCCTCTTCCTTAATATGGGTAAAAACAAATTTAACCGAGGCGAAAAGAGTTTGAAAAGTTATAATAAGGCCCTCTATTGCTCCCTTTATTAGCTCAAAGGCTAGGCCTAAAGTAAAGCCAATTACTCGGGAAAGTACTTTTATTTTTGGTATTAAGACATTTTTTAAGTAAAGCCCCAAGCCTGTTAAAACAACTCTAAACATTTCTCCAAAGGTTGCCCCCTCGCCAAAACCTTGAGAAATAAAGCCGAAACCCTCGGCCAAGCCTGTAAACAACTCAATAAAAACGTTTTTTATCGGATTTATTACATTGTTTACAATCATGTCTTTATTTGCCATAAGAAAATTTACAAAACGAGTAAAAAGCCCCATTACTTTGTTTACTGTAGGAAGTAAGGCCCTCCCTAAACTTAATTTTAATTCTAAAATTTTGTTATTAAAACGGTTTAATCTCGCTTGGCTGCTATTTACGGCCTTTGGCAAATCCTTTGAAAATGTCTTTTTTAATTCCTTACTAAATGCGGGCAAAAAGTCTTCGCTCATTAGTTTGCCGTCAGCCATTAGCTTCATTAATTCGGCCTTTGTGGTATTCATAGCCCGCGCCGCTATTCCTAAAGCTCCAGGCAATCGCTCGCCTAATTGGCCGTTAAGTTCCTCAGCCGAAACCTTGCCCTTACTCATCATTTGGCCAAGTGCTAAAAATGTTCCTTTTGTTTCTTCCGCACTAAGGCCCATAACCGTGGAGGCTGAGGCTACAGACTTAAAAAGGTCTCGCGCCGCTTGCCCCTCCATGCTTGTNCCCATAAAGGCCCCCGCCATGGTCTTAAAACCCTCGGCGCTTTCCCTAAGTGGTAGCCCTAAAGTTTGGGCCTGCTCACGAATAAAGCGCATATTAAATGCGCCCTCCTTAGCTGAGCCGCTAGCGGCGTTTATTGCATTTTCTAAGCTTTCAAAACCTCGCGCCACTCTTACCGAGTCGCTGGCAAATGTAAAAGCCTTTATAGCTGCCCCCGCTAATGCAAGCTGAGGCGCTAACTTGCCAAGCATACCGCCAAGGCCTCCAAGCTTGCCAGCAAATCCGCCCGCACTTTTGGTGCCTTTTTGTATTTGCTTATCAAAGCCAATTGAGTTTACAACGGCTTTTTTAAGCCCTGGGCTTAATTTATCGTTTAATTGTATAGTATATATAGCCTTGTCGCTCATATTAGCCTAAATATAAAAAAAAAGAGGCTTAAAAGCCCCTTTTAGTCCTTTGTTTTATACTTGCTGTTTTCCATTTCAATTACCCATGTAAGTTGGGCCGCAAGTTTAAAATATTCGTTGTCCTCTAAAGTGTCGGGGTTAACCTTAAAATGATAACGCAAAAGCGCGTCCATTTGTTCCAATTCGCTGGCCTCGAGTTCCTCCCTATACTTGTCTATATTGTGCTTTAAATACGAATAATTTGATCCACGCAAAAAAGTGTTTGCTAGTTGTAAATCTAAGCCCTCAAGCTCGTTTACAACTTTTGTACGTTTCCCGTTTTCACGCTTATAATTTCAATAATCAACTCAGCCGCCGAGCGTAGGGCGTCAAAATCTTTGATTACTGGCTCAGGGTCGCCCTTTACTGTTAACGAGTTTAAAAAAAACTCCACGCCCTGCATTTCATTTTTCTGAATTATTTTACTTCCAATATCAAAATTTTTCCGATCAACTTTTTTTAAAATTAATTCGGTTGTCGTGTCGTCGCTCATTGGAACCTCCAATTTGTAAAGAGGGCCGAATTTTTCCTTTAATTCCTCAATTGTTAAGTTTTCTTTTTTCATTGTTTTAAGTTTAATTATTTGGCCCAAGTTAATAAAAAAAACCTTTGCTATAAAACAAAGGCTTTTAAATC